TCCGAGAATGTCCTTTGAAATGCTTGGACTAAGATATGATACTGAACGTAAAGTCTCCTCTTCGATTAAGGTTTCTGGAATCTCTGCTACAGATGTAAATAAGCTCAGAACAGCATATTCTCCCGTTCCATATATCATTGATTTTCAGTTATATGTCTATGTTCGAAATGCCGAAGATGGTCTAAAAATCGTCGAGCAAATTATTCCATACTTTAAACCAGATCATGGCGTAACGATTAATGTTCTTCCAAGTATTGGATATAAAATAGACTCTCCCGTCACACTAACTTCTGTAACTTCTTCTGATAGCTATGAGGGAGACTTCATGACTCGGAAGGCACTGATCTGGACTCTTGACTTTACAATGAGAGCAATGCTATTTGGACCAGTAAGCTCTACGGCAATAATTAAAAAAACAACGAACAATCTCTTTATTGCCAAAACAGATCAGACTGGTCCTACAAATATAAAAATTACTTTGACTCCTGGGCTTCTGGCAAATGGATCTCCGACAACCAACTCATCTGCCTCTATTGCATATACCTCTATCTCGGCCAATTCTACCTATGGAATTGCATCAGATATTGTTGAGAATTAATGCCATGAATAAATTTATACTTTTATTTTTAGTTTTGTTTATTGGAATCTGTTCAGTAATGATCATGACAATTAGCGATATTCCAATGAGATTTAGATATCCTTGTCAAGATCCAAGTAATTGGAAAAATATTGAGTGTAAGCCACCGATTTGTACTGTCGACAGAAACTGTCCAGAGAATGTCCTTGGTAAGAAAGTAATAGAAGAACTACAGAAATCAAAGGAGTAATTGATCATGAATGAGAAATATACAAATGAAGAGTTAATGGTTCGCCTCAAATTATTTATTGGAGTTTGCCTTGCATTGACATTCGTGGGAATTGTATTCGTCGTACTATATTCTCTAATCTTCGTAACGCAGCCCATGGATAGTATGTCTCCAAATGATTCAAAGTTCTTTGAACTAATCATTCCCCTTGCGACATTTCTAACAGGAACTTTATCTGGTGTAATGCTCGGACATGTAAGTGGAGAGAAGGAGGAACCAGAGCCTGAATCAGAAGAGAGGCGTCCTCGGAGGTGTATGCTTAATGAGAGTAATTGTGGTCCAGAACCCGAAGAGAGCGATAATGAACGATAAGTTAAATGATGTATTTAATCTTCCCTCGGTAACGATCATAGAATCATCAACTGAAGTCTCGAAAACTTCTCCAGACGTTGCTAGTGATTTTGATACTGTAAGAGGAAATCTTCATGACATTATCGGAAAGGGAAGCGAAGCCCTCGATGAGTTGATTGAGATTGCCAAGGCAAGTCAACATCCCAGGGCATTCGAGATTGTCGGACAAATAATCAAGACTCTTGCCGATGCCAATAAAGATTTGATGTCTCTTCACAAAACAAAGAAAGATATAGATAAGGATGATACAAAGAGTCAGGCTCCTTCGATAACAAATAACTCTCTATTTGTTGGATCGACTGCCGAACTCTCAAAGTATCTAAAAAATAATCAATCATAGGAACATTATATAATGGCTGGGTTGAGTGGTTATCTTGGGAATCTTCTTCTTAAAGCAAGTAATGTAAAGATTCCATTTACCAAAGATCAGGTATCTGAATATATCAAGTGTAAAGAATCAGTAGAATACTTTGTCGAGAATTACATTAACATTGTAAGTCTCGATAAGGGTCTTGTTCTGTTTGATCTATATCCATATCAAAGGAATATGCTTAATAAGTTTTCTACAAAAAGATTCGTCATCACGAAGATGCCTCGCCAGAGTGGAAAATCTACAACTGTCATATCATATCTACTTTGGAAGATACTATTCTTCGATTCACAGACAGTTGGCATTCTTGCTCATAAGGGATCGACTGCAAGAGAACTCCTTTCTCGTCTAAAGCTCGCATATCAGCACTTACCTAAGTGGCTTCAGCAAGGAATTGTTACTTGGAATAAAGGTGATATCGAAATTGAGAATGGATCGAAGATTATAGCCTCGGCAACTTCTTCTTCGGCAATTCGTGGACTTTCAATGAATTGTCTAATGCTCGATGAGTTTGCATTCGTTCCTCGCAACATCGCCGATGAATTCTTCGCTTCGGTATATCCTACCATTTCTTCGGGTTCAAATACACAGGTTATTGTTGTATCTACTCCAAATGGAATGAATCACTTCTATAAACTCTGGACAGATGCCGTAGAGGGAAATAACGATTATACTCCAGTCGAGGTTCATTGGTCTGAAGTTCCTGGAAGAGATAGTGCCTGGAAAGATCAGACTATTCGTAATACTTCCGAACAACAATTCTCACAGGAATTCGAGGGGCAGTTTCTTGGTGGATCTAATAGTCTAATCAATCCTGTAATTTTAAGGAATATTCCATTTATTAAGCCAATTGAATCTACTGACTCTATTAACATATTTGAACATGAACAACATAAGAATACATATATTTGTATTGTAGACTCGGCAAGGGGAATGAATGGAGATTACTCGGCATTCTTAATAATAGATGTCACCTCTCTTCCATATAAAGTAGTATGTAAATATAGATCAAATATAGTTTCTCCAGTAATATTCCCAAACTTCATCTATCGAGCATGTAAGAAGTATAATGATGCATTCTGCCTGGTCGAGCTAAATGATATTGGACAGATGATTGCACAGACTCTATATTCAGACCTTGCCTATGAGAACGTGCTTTCGACTTCTTCTGATCAGAAGAGAGGACAGCAGATTTCTGGTGGATTTGGTAGGAACTCTCAATTTGGTGTAAGAACAACAACACAGACTAAGAGAATAGGCTGTTCTGAACTAAAGACCATTATCGAGTCCAATAAACTTATCATTAACGACTTTGACGTTCTCGAGGAGTTATCCTCCTTCGTTCAGAGCAAAAACTCCTATGCAGGAGAAGAAGGCATGCACGATGATCTAGTGATGTGCCTGGTCATATTCGCATGGCTCACAACTCAGGCATATTACAAAGATCTCGTAAACATAAATATGAGAGAAGTCCTAATTGCTGAAAATAGTAAGAGAATAGAAGAAGAGCTCTCTCCATTCGGAATAATAGATGATGGATCTGAAGAATTTAATCCTCAAGTTGTAGATGTGGCTGATTTCTGATATGAAGAATTAAAACTTATAAATAACAATAGAATTGATGACATACCCAAGTAAAGGAGAAACTACATGGCTTTTCAGGTATCCCCAGGCGTAAATGTAAGCGAAGTTGATCTAACTGCTGTAATTCCAGCAGTATCAACCTCTGTTGGTGCAATTACTGGAATGTTTCGCTGGGGTCCAGTCTCTAAGAGAGCGTTGATCTCTTCTGAAGATGACTTGGTTGGTGAATTCTTTAAACCAGATAATAACAATTTTGGCGAATTCTTTACTGCTGCAAACTTCCTCTCATATTCTAATGCTCTCCAAGTAGTTCGTGTCACAACCAGTCTTGCAAATAATGCTGCTTCGACCACTGCCAAACAGATTAAAAACGAAGAAGATTATACCGATAATCATGTTGGGACTTCTCCAACATCTGGTGTGTCTGGTGCTGGTGACTGGATTGCTCGTTATCCCGGAGCATTGGGTAACTCTCTAAAAGTTGTCATCTGTCCTCGTCCCGATGCATTTAGCAGAACATTGTCTGGTACAGTTGCAATTACTGCAAATACAAAGACCGTAACTGGTACTTCGACAAAGTTCACGACACAGCTCGTCGTTGGTGATTTTCTATATGTCGGTGGTCAGTTTAATAGAGTCGTGACCATTTCTAGTGCAACTTCTGTTACTCTACTTGATAGACAAGTCTCTGCGGCCACTTCAGCAACTGCACAAAAGCGGTTTAGATACTTCTCAAGTTTCGAAAATGGTCCCGATACCTCAAAGTATGCAAATACAGTTAGTGCTTCTCTCGATGAAATTCACGTTGCCGTAGTAGATGAAGATGGAACAATCACTGGAGTGCCAGATACTGTCATCGAAGTATATCCACATGTCTCCTTGGCATCTGACGCTAAAGCAGAAGATGGCTCGAGTAATTACTATAGAGATGTGATCAATGCTAAATCTGAGTGGATTTGGTGGGCAAATGTTCCTGCCTCGCTGACCAATGCAGGAAGTGCTGCAGCTGGTCTGACATTTGGTGGCGTTGCAAATAATGCTATCACTAGTTCGCTTACTGGTGGTACTGATGGTGCTGTTCCCTCTAATGCCAACATTCAGGCTGGTCTAGATCTGCTCCGCGACTCAGATGAAGTTGATGTTTCCTTTATAATGATGGGCAACTCTAATCAGACTAATATTACCTATGCAATTAACAATATCGCAGAAGTTCGTAAAGATTGCTTAGTTTGCTTCTCTCCCCTTCGTGGAAATGTTGTAGACAATCTTGGAGCAGAGGCAACAGATATCGTCACCTTCCGCAATCTTCTTCCCTCGACCTCATTTGCCGTAATGGATTCGGGTTGGAAGTATCAATATGACAAGTATAACGACATCTATCGATATGTTCCACTCAATGGCGACATTGCTGGCCTAATGGCGCAGACAGATAGAGATCGTGATCCTTGGTTCTCTCCAGCTGGATATAATCGTGGTAATATTAAAAATGTCGTAAGGCTTGCATACAATCCTTCTCGTAAAGCAGATCGCGATTTACTATATGGAAAATCTGTAAATCCAGTTGTTACCTTCCCAGGTCAGGGAACAGTACTATTCGGCGACAGAACTCTACTTTCTAAAGCTTCGGCATTTGATCGAATCAATGTTCGTCGTCTGTTTATTGTACTTGAAAAAGCAATTAGTCAGGCTTCTAAGTTTAGTCTCTTCGAGTTCAATGATGAAATTACTCGTGGTCAATTTGTAAATCTCGTCGAGCCTTTCCTAAGAGACGTGCAAGGTCGTTCTGGAATCTATGACTTTAGAGTTGTCTGTGACGAGACCAATAACACTTCTCAGGTTATAGATTCGAATCAGTTCGTTGGTGACATCTATATCAAGCCAGCACGTTCGATCAACTATATCCAGTTAAATTTTGTGGCAGTTCGGACTGGTGTTGAGTTCAGTGAAATCGTCGGAAAAGCCTAATAAATAAAAATAAAGTATAGGAGATAGAATAATGGCATTTTCAATCGGTCAGTTCGCCTCGAGAATTCAAAAAGGTGGTGCACGCCCAAATCTTTTTGAAGTTAAGCTCTTCAATCCAATTATCGGAACAGCTGATCAGCTGGCTCCTTTCTTTATTCGAACTTCTGTTCTTCCAGAATCAACGATTGGTACGATAGATGTTCCATACTTTGGTAGAAAGCTAAAGATTCCAGGTGATCGTGTATTCGGAACCTGGACAACTACTATAATTAACGATGAAGACTTCAAGATTCGTGATTCTCTTGAGCGTTGGTCCTCGACAATATCAAGCCACGTCACAAACCTTCGTGGTCGTTCAGATGTAAGAAACCTAAAGTCTAATGCTCAGGTAAGTCAGTTTAGTAAGACTGGCGAAAAACTTCGTGAATATGAATTTACTGGTATCTTCCCAACGACAATTTCTCAGATTGATTTAGATTGGGAAGCCAATGACACTATCGAAACATACCAAGTAGAATTTGCCTATGATTACTGGACTCTAAAGGGTGGTTCTACTCGCACCTCATCACTCGCTTAATATCTTCGGTCGTATTCTATCAAATACTATGGGGGAGAAGCAATTCTCCTCCATTTTATTTTGGTATAAATACTGCATAGTCTACTAAAATAGGATTATTCAGTAATGGAATTATTTGGATTCAACATATCAAGACCCTCTAAAAATTCTAAAAAGGATTCTGGAGAAAGTGTAACAACACCTGGAAAATTTCCAACATTCATATCTCCTTCGGGCGACGATGCTATCGTCGTTTCTGAAGGCGGTGTAATGGGTCAATATGTCGATTTAGATGGTGCATCTAAGTCAGAAGTAGAGTTAATCACAAGATATCGTGACATGGCTATTCAGCCCGAAATTGAAATCGCAATCGATGACATCATCAATGAGTTTATTATCTCACATGAGAAGAATCAGCCAGTTGGTTTGATTCTCGATGGCTCTAAGCTCGGCGATAAAACTAAAAAGTCAATCAGTGCTGAATTTGATTATCTACTTAATCTCCTCAACTTTAAGACTCGTGGATATGATATTGTCAAGAGATGGTATATCGATGGAAGAGTATATTATCATAAGGTAGTCGATACGGCAAATTTAAAAACTGGAATTAAAGAATTAAAATATATCGATCCAAGAAAGATCAAGAAGATTATTCAGCAAAAAGCTAAGAGAGTTAATGGAGTAGATGTATTTGAAGAGGGCCAATCCTTCTTCATGTACAACGACAAGGGATTTGGTAAAACATTTGGTGGACCTAGCGGTTCTAGTTCTGCATCTGGAGTAAAGATCTCACTTGATGCAATTGCATATGTTAACTCTGGCGTCTATGATTATAAGTTTGGATTAATTCTTTCTTATCTTCACAAGGCCATCAAACCATTTAATCAACTCAGAATGCTCGAGGATGCTGTTGTTGTATATCGCCTTGCTCGTGCACCCGAAAGAAGAATCTTCTACATCGACGTTGGAAACCTTCCTAAGATTAAGGCAGAGCAACATCTTCGTGAGTTGATGATCAAGCATAAGAATAGATTGGTCTATGACGCCACTACTGGCGAAGTTAAAGATGATCGCAAGTTTACGACAATGCTCGAAGATTATTGGCTTCCGAGACGAGAAGGTGGGCGTGGCACAGAAATAACGACACTCCCAGGTGGTCAGAATCTCGGACAAATGGATGATGTCGATTATTTTAGAAAGAAGCTTCTGAAATCATTAAATGTTCCAGCTTCAAGAATCGAAGATACACAGTTTACTCTTGGTAGAGCTACAGAAATTTCTCGTGATGAAGTGAAGTTTTCAAAATTTATTTCAAAACTTCGTGCTAGATTTGACGAGTTATTCAATGATCTACTCAAGACACAGCTTGTTCTCAAAAAGATTATTACTCTCGAGGAATGGGAAGAGTTAAGAACACAAATTAGATATAACTGGATCAACGACACATACTTCTCAGAACTTAAAGATAACGAAATCTTTACAGAGAGAGTTACGCAACTAAACAATATCACTCCATTTATCGGAAAGTTTTTCTCAGAAAAATGGATCAAGAAAAATATTCTCAGACTCGATGATGATGAAATTGAGAGTATGCAAGAGGAAATGGATGAAGAGGAAGAAAAGAATGCCGAGAAAGCTGCATCACAAGATCAAGGTGCAATAGATCAAAGCCAGGATCAAAGCCAGGATCAGGGCCAAATTCCACCTAATCAAAATGTCCAACCAGATAATAAACCTCTTCAATCAAAAAATTCTGCCACGAAAAAGGAAGAGGTAGAACTATCTTCTGAAGATAGAAAATTGATGGAAAGTGTGTCTGATATGTTAGATAGGGTGTCCCGAGTAGATCTGAAGAGTTAATTTATTATGGATGAGGTTCTTGATGTTCTATTCAAAGCAAAACTCCTAAGTGTAGTAAAGCAGCTAATAGATCATGACATAAGTGAGCTTAAGAATTATGTCGATCAAAATCTAAATAAAATTCCACAAATTAATGAGATTATTTCTAGTCCCAGAGATCCTGGTGTTAAGGGAGATCCTGGTGTTAGGGGAGAGAAAGGAAGAGGAATACAACGGACCAGTATTGTCGAAAACAATTTGGTCATTCAGTACGATGATGGAGAATTTGTAAATCTAGGAAAGGTTGTTTTCGAGACTCCGAAGGTAATTGTCAGAGAAAAGAGCGTTGATGGATTAGTGGGAAGTGAAGGCCCAAAGGGAGATAAAGGAGATCCTGGTAATGGCGAATCCTCCTTTACCTCAGCAAATATTTTTAATGAAGATCTTTTACTTTTCAAAGATGACGGAACAAATATAAATGTCGGAAAGGTGGTCGGCCCAAGAGGAGGAAAGGGTGAACCTGGAGTTATTGGCGAACAGGGTCAACGAGGTCTTGTTGGCGCTATGGGACCAAGAGGCGAAAGAGGCAATGATGGAGTCGCTGGCGAAGATGGAGTTGATGGAATTAATGGGATCGATGGGATTGATGGAAGCCCAGGTCCAAAGGGCGAACGGGGAGAACAAGGCTATTCTGGTCTAGATGGCAAACAAGGATTAAAAGGAGAGAAGGGCGAAAGGGGCGAGAGGGGAGATCCTGGATCCTCGGCAGATGTTGCTCCCCTTGAGAAAAAATTTATAGATTTAACCAAGGCTCTTGATACAAAAATTTCTAATATTTCATACAATGCTTCGATGAGGGCATTGGGCACTTCTTCTGGATCTGGAGAAGTAAATTTACGAAGTCTAGATGATGTTGATTATAATAGTGTACGTTCTCCGACGAATGGCCAGGTTTTAATATATAATCAAACTCTTAAAAAGTGGCAAGCTAATACTGCAGGTGCGGGTAATGGAGATGTTACTACTGCTCAGTTCAATTCAGCACTAGCCAATACCAACTCGTTCATTAAATCTCAATTAGCAAATACGAATACATATATAGATAGTAAGTTAACAAAGACAAATCCATCCATTAGCGGAACTCTTAGTGTTGGTGGGACAGCATCTCTAACAACCTTAATTCTCACGAACGTCCTGGGCACTCAATATGGAGGAACTGGATTAAGTTCATTTACTAGTAATGCAGTTATGATTTCGACGGGAGCTTCTACTCTTGCATTTGTAACAGGAACTTCAGGGAAAGTATTACAAATTTCTGCAAATGGATCTCCGATCTTCGATGCATTAGATTGTGGGGTATACACATAAGGTATGGAGTAGATTATGAGTACAAATGAATCTGAAGCTTTAAACTCTTACATGGAACAACAACAGAAGA